GCACCCAAAAGCATAACCATGTTAATATAAGATAGTATTAATTAACAGGTTAAAGCAGAGGGCATAGTCAAAACCATGGAATGTTTAATGCTTGAATAGCCTGTCTCTAAGCATCTGGATAACGTCTTCCTCTGTTTCTTCAAAAATGCTTTCAATTAGACTATTCCTTAAAAGGGTGAAGACTTTTTTAAGTTGACTGTCTATGTTCTCAGGCACCAGATACATGACTTTTCTTACGTCAATGTTGGCCCATGTGGCCTCAACATCTAACTGGTTGGAATAAATAAAATAGTTCACAAACGTAGGATGTCTCATGCAACTAGCTGCATCATGCAATGTCTCAATCCTTTGTGCTAACGATTCTTCTTCATCACATGGGTCCCTATCTAAATCACTTATCACCTTTGTGACTATCTTTCTATCTGCCAACAACATGTGTATGAGCAAATCCTGTTGATAATCAGTTAATCTAGGGTACAGGATCTCACATAAGGTCCTGCTTAAATTGTCATATTTGACTAAGCAACCTACCCTTTCGTCAGAATCCATTTCATATTCAAGCTCCACATATGTTAAATCTTCAGGAGTTGTTTCTTCATATTTGATGAGTCTCTCTGCAACTGTTTCACCGCTTATTGTAAAATACTCCACTTCTTCATTTATATGTTGTATGTGCCTAGTTGGGACCTGATTATCATCTGCAAGTTTGTTGACAAAGTTAGTATACATGTCTACTAATATTGAATTTGATAAGGGAGGGCTTCTAGACTCAAGTAAACCTAATATGCGTGTCCTAGAACAGTTATAATATCTCTTATTTGACACACTTATGATAATGCCACTATGTAGTAGTTCCTCATTATCTAGTCCATCCAGAAGGTTGCCGATTAGCACACAATCTGATGCATATGGACACTGTAGATTTTGATGGATGTTGTCTAGTCTTTGTGAACTGTCTTTGGTTATTTTAACAACTACTCTCAAATTTTCTGTTAATTCGTATCCAATTGCTTCAAGACAGCCATATGATACTGGTCTTGCTAGATTTTTGTTTATTAAGAATGGCACTGACGATTCACTTTTAGTTTGAGTGATTAACGTGCAAGTCGTGTGATAATTGGATAGAAATGTACGAGAAAACTTAGGTTTTGACTTCCAGAACATAGATCTTGACCAATAGGTGTAATGTTGATACTTGTAAAATGTGAAGTTCCTATTGACTAAGATGAACATGCAATGCAAAATTTCATTGATATTATTAGTTGAGCTTTCAATTTCTACATCTTCTGGCTCTCCAGAGACTTTTAAGATTGTTTTACCATATCTAGCTAATAACTCAAAGTATCCAAAGTACTTCTTATGCTTTTCATCATATTCTTGCTTCACTATGAACTCTTGGTCATACACCTTACTTTTGTCATATTCGTTTAAATACCAGTCAGTGTTGCAATACAATTTCCTTAGCACTGCGTATTTAAGGAACTCCTCATTGTCCAAGTTCTCATAATCAATCTTATCTAATGCTTCAACTGGTGACATAGTTTTAATCTCTTGGAGGTCAAACTTCCCTGGGTAAATATTGTTTAATACATTCACACTATACATTGTGTTCACCATGTTAGCATCATCTCTGTTACCCATGATGTATGGGTTTGTTATTTTAACTTTAAAGTTATCAACATCACTAACTGATTTACCATACAGATCTTCTAGGAAATTAGAAAGAGTATCAGTCTTGAGATAGGGATGCATCCATAGCCTTGCTCTTTCTCTAAACATAAATAGCCTCATGATCATATTACATGCTTGTTCTATTTGGAAATACCTAAAATAAATATTGAACCTCAGGTGAATTAACCTGGAATCATTTCTTAGTATGTCCAGTGGCTCAATTTTATAACCATATTTATTTAGGTAATCCGTTCTCCTAACTGTGTCAATAGTATACAGTAGCACATTTTTAAGGCTTGCCACTGTAGTAAATTTGTCTATAATTTCTGGCATCCGATTGATTATTTTCCTTTTATCAGCATCACATGCAACCAACTCTGAGTTATGAACTATTGATATGCACAAGTTAGATACATCAGTGTCATCAGTCATTGCAATTTGAAGCAGGTCTGGTTTTGCCAAGCGTATTGGTAGATCTAATATAGCCTGTAGCAATTCATTAATAGTCATTGGGGTAAGGTTTAAAAATCTGACAACTTTACCTGATGCCTGAAGTGCTTGAGACACTGCCAACCTCCTAGCACTTTGGGTATAGTGTTCAGAGGCAAGTTCATATAATCTAGTGGTCAGTTGATGTTTTAAGTGCCCTAATGATACAGTTAGCTCATCAGGTCTAGTGACTATCATTTCTAAATTATCAGTGTCAAATGGTAGATCTTTAATTTGCTCTAATGTTTTTGTAAGCTTATTTGATTTAGGCATTAAATGTTTCACACATGAAAATACTTCACCTCTTGATGGAATTGGTGTCTCAGCATAATCATTTTCAATTTCAACTTGTAGCTGTGCATTCGGTACTAGCTGTGATACATCAGTTGGATACTCCATACATTTAGAAATGGCATAAGTAGAAGGGTCTTCTTTCCCTAATTTCTTTGCAGCATTTAGAACATTGGAAGCCAGTAGACTTTTCCTCATTATGTCAGTGATAGGATGATTTGGGTTGTTTTTTGTAAACTCAATTAGTCTATTGTAATGAGAAGTTAGCCCTGTTACTCCTAACTCAAATGCACTCGAGCTAGGGTACCCTCCTAATTCAATGGGTAAGATGTTTAAATACTCCTTTTGCAGTCCGCTAACATTGTAACATGCCATCAGCTGTTGTCTTAACACAGTACTTAACATTATTAGGGTTGGTAGTCTAGCTCCTGCTCTGTATAATTGTTGAATGCTAGAAATTTGATTGTTGACATCCATGACCCAATTCTGATAAAGTAGATTGTTCATGCTGTTAGCCAACATTTTTGATATGGATAAATGTACATTACCATTTATGTTGTAGTTGGAGACAAGTTCTCCAAGGTGCTTACTTCCCCACAACTTTTTATCATTGAGCTTGAGGCAGAAATATTTTTTGGCTAACATCCTAAAAATAGCAAACCTCTTGAAATCATTTTCAGAGTCACATGCTACCGCAACCCACGAGTCATCAGAATGGACTAATCCTTTAGCTATCACAGGGTTATTAGGGTAACACTTGTTGTACATGTATGTGATCCAATAATCTGCAATACTATGTAGTGATGTAGAAAGGTCATTCAACATTCCCTGTGGCCAGCCAACTATTGCCTTGATTCCATTCAGTTCTTTGTTTCTGTGCTGTGATAATGAATATTCGCTATTAATCCTAGTAGGCATCCTCTTGACTAAATGCTCTCTCTTTTCCAATCTTTTCAACATTTCTGTCTGCATTATTCTAACATTAATAGGCAAAACTGAATTGTTTGCTATATAGCAATAGTATTTTTTAACATTATCATTTTCTGAATACTTGGTCTGGTCTTCAGTTAACTGGTAAACTTTGCTCATGCCATGCTTTGCCCCTTCACTTAGCAAATCCTTATATGTTTCAGCCTGTTCCTTTAGCTTGTGTTTACCTGGAACAATTATATTGTTAGGGACAAATTTCCCTATTACTTGTTCCGGCTTTTCTATTAACATCAATCCAGCTTTTGCACCTAATGTAGGTGTTGCTATAGGCCTGCCTCCACCTCGCTGTTCTTTTTCAGACATTGAAAATTGCATAACTTCACCCCTATTAATGAAATCATCAACCACCCCTATGGTTGTGCATTGTTCTTCCTTGTAACATGAATTTCTGTAATGTGCCAAGCAGGCTTCCATAGATGTTGTATGCAAATCATTATTGTTTTTCCTATCAGATATATATTTAGTACAACCTCTTAAACTACAGTTATAATGCATATATGTATCATAAACTGTCCTATGTAGCTCTTTGGCAATTTTATTGTCATCTAATGGTATAGTCTTCTTGAAATATTCATGAGCATGCATAATAGCACTTCTATTGTAAGTAAACTTGGCATCAAAAGGGTACGGTGAATCTTCATTGCCAACAGTAGCCCAGCCACCATGTTTAGCCACTTCTTCATTATATTCATTATTCCATTCAGCTGTCTGGGTTATTGACTTATCCATAAATTGAGAGCCATATAGCTGCTTTGGCCTTATTATGTATAGCATAGTGATTTCTTCTATGAATTCTTGAACTGTACCATGCCTTATTCTTGGGTTGGTGAAACTAGGCAAATTGATGCTCAAGCCTAGACTCTCTCTAGTTGCTTGACAGTTAAACATATGAAGTTTAGGTTTTTTTGCATTAAGCCTATTTATATCTGACAGTTCGTTCATGAACTCTTTAATTCTTAATATTAACCATACATCCATTTTGGTCTTCATTAACAAGTCTAGTTTATCTTCTACCAGTTTATCAAGCCTACTAATGTCTGCAAATGGCATGAAGGATATATACTTTAATAAGTCTAAATACTCTGACACTTTTTGATGTGAATCTAATAATAGTATTGTTAATAGTCCGACCACGGTTGATAAGTCTCCTTTGAGATTGGGGCAAATGTTTATTAGATGAGTACAAGCAGTAACTAGTTTGTACCCTGCTTGATCCCAATTTGAGAACTTGTTTAGGTTCAGCCTAGACAATTTTGATACAAAATATATATATTCATCACCCTTGTATACTACTTCATGTTCTAGAAAAGACTGTATTGTTTGTGTGTCTTGGCTATGTTTCTCTCTTGCTATGAAGAGCATTGGTATATCACAATTTTTTGCAGTGATAGGTGCATGATCTCTGGGCTTAATCATTATGAATGCACCAGATGGAGGTACATATATTGTATCTTTAACACTAATAGAAGTCTTTGCATGCATGATCTTTTGGTACATGTTTGATAAACCCTGTGCCAATTGGGCTCCATTAGTCTTCTTAACTATATTGTATATTTCTCTTATGTCCTTGCTATGATCATTTTCAGTGTTGGTTGCTGAGTCCCAGGAGTCATCCAAAAAAACTGGCTTGTTAGACTCACTACCCAAGTAATTAATCATGCAGTCAATGTTTTGTTTATACTCATTAAACATGGCAGGATTTAAGTTCAATGGCTTTGTTTTGACATTTCTATTCTTTTTCCCCTGTTTTAACTTAGTACACAGATGTGTCGTGAGAATACACGTACTATTTCTAGTCATATCATACTGGTTTGGCCCATACACTCTGAAATCCTTGTAAGATTGTAATATTTTTTTAGACTCATCCTTTGACAATTGTTCAGTTCTTAATTTATAAAGGTCTTTCATTTTCTCAACTTGTGTTCTGGAAGGTAGTAGGTCTAATAAATAGTCTTTGTTTATTGAATCTAGCCCTAATTGAATGTCTTGTATGTAATCTTGTATTAAATCATATCCAGTATTTGGTTCTATTGTTTTAGTGTTAAATACCACTTTGAGTGTGCTCTTTGTATCTGCATAATCACCTTCCTCATTTTCCTTACTAGAAATAATATCATTTATTTTAGAGTTAACTTTGTTTATATTACAGTCAAAATAACCATCTTTCAACAGCTCATTTGTTTTACTAGTCAACTCTTCCATAAGCTGGCTTTCAGTTTGCATTATTTCATAATTTTCAAGCTCACATCCTATCATTGAAGCAGGCAACTTAATATCCACATCTTGAACATCCAATCCGTCATGGCGGCTTAATAGCATTTGAAACATCTGCGCATTGTTAGTTTTAGTAGGTAGGTTAATCATGATCTTTTGCAATAGCTCATGATAATGTATAGTCCTATTAACCTTCTCCTTATCTACTAAGATAATGCCATCATTCTCCATTTTGTACAGTTCTGACCACACATTGGTTAATTGTTCTTCTAATATAAAGTTATTCCATTTGACATTATAGCCTAAGTTAGAGAAGAACTGGTGAATACTGTTGTATTTAACTACTTTCTTACTGTGTGCAATTTTAGGAGATTTTGACACAGTTACATCTCCTAATACAATATATGTTCCATCTGGAGACATTGACAAGATGTCTGGTGTTTTCCTTGCAATTTCAATAGGAACATTTTGTATACCTAACTCTTCACAGAATTTACCTACTTCTATGTCTCCAAACCTCATACCCCTACTAACCCTCATTAACTTCAACACCCTAATCCAATTGTCATGTCTGATAGCTCTTGCTTGCAAGTATAGTTCAAGTGCATCCTCAGGATTGATGTTAGGGTTCCTCCATTCTTTAATCATTTCATTGTATTGCTCATTTATATCAAAGGCTTGTCTCTCAACATCATCACGTGGCAATAATGCTCTTTCATTCTTTCTCTTTTCCCTCCAATTCTCCTTTTGCCTATCAATTTTGCCCTTTTTGTGTACTAGACTGAAGGGATCCATCTTGATGTGTATTTAGTTTTGTTTTATGCCTCTGCTTGCTGCT